TAAGTTTGATTTAGTAAGAAATAGATTTAATAGAGATTTAGTTGTATTAGGTATTGGCGCTGTAAAAACGGGTTGGAATAGAACTGAAGGTATTACTGTTGATTATGTAGATCCAGCTAATTTAGTTTGGTCTTATACTGAAGATCCTAACTTTGAAGATATATATTACGTTGGTGAAGTTAAATCTTTAAGTATTCCTGAATTAAAAAAATTATATCCAGAAATACCACCAAAGCAATTAGAGGAAATTCAAAAGTATCCAGGTAATACTAACTACACAAGAAACTGGCAAGGAGAAGATAACAATAACACTGTTCAAGTTTTATTTTTTGAATATAAAACATTTGCTGATCAAGTTTATAAAATAAAATATACTGATCAAGGTTTAGAAAAAGCTATTGAAAAACACGACTTTTTTAATCCACCACCTAGTGATAAATACGATAAAGTTTCTAGATCGGTTGAAGTATTGTATAAAGGTGCTAAAATACTAGGTCATCCTATAATGTTAGAGTGGGAGGTAGCTGAAAATATGACTAGACCTTTTTCTAACGCTACAAAAGTAAATATGAATTATCAAATAGTTGCTCCTCATATTTACAAAGGCCGTATAGAATCTCTTGTAGAGCGTATGATAGGTTTTGCTGATACTATACAATTAACTTCATTAAAACTACAACAAGTACTGTCTAGAACAGTTCCTGATGGTGTGTTTATGGATGTAGATGGATTAGCGGAAGTTGATTTAGGTAACGGCACTAGTTACAACCCGGCAGAAGCGTTGAATATGTATTTCCAAACTGGTAGTATTGTAGGTAGATCTATGACTCAAGATGGAGATTTTAATCATGGTAAAGTTCCAATACAAGAATTAACTTCATCAAGTGGTCAACAAAAAATTCAAGCTTTAATACAAACTTATCAATACTATTTACAGATGATAAGAGACGTAACCGGTTTAAATGAAGCAAGAGATGGTAGTAATCCATCCAAAGATAGTTTAGTAGGTTTACAAAAATTAGCTGCTGCAAATTCAAATACGGCAACTCGTCATATACTTAGCGCTAGCTTATACTTAGTATTAAGGGCTTGTGAAAATATTTCGCTTAGAGTTTCTGATAGTTTACAATTTGACTTGTTAAGAGAAAGTTTAATAGATAGTATAAGTCTGTATAATGTAAAGACGTTAGAAGAAATATCTAACATACACTTATATGATTTTGGTATTTATTTAGAAATAGAACCCGACGAAGAGGAGAGAGCAATGTTGGAACAAAATATTCAAATGGCTCTTCAACAACAAAGCATAAGTTTACCAGACGCTGTTGATATAAGAGAAATTAAAAACCTTAAACTTGCTAATAAACTTTTAAAATTAAAAGAAGAACAAAAAAGAGAACGAGACAATATACAACAGCAACAAATGATAGCTGCACAAGCTGATGCTCAAGCTCAAACTGCTGAAAGAACAGCCGCTGCTGAAGTTCAAAAAAGACAAGCAATAGCTCAAACAGAACTTCAAATAGAACAAGGTAAATCTCAATTTGAATTACAAAAAATAGAAACAGAAGGTCAACTTAAAAAACAATTAGCAGAACTTCAGTTTGGCTTTGACAAACAGTTAAAGCAAATGGAAGTTGAAGCTATGCAACAAAAAGAAAATAGAATTGAAGATCGTAAAGACAAACGAACTCAACTACAAGCGACTCAACAGAGTCAAATGATACAACAAAGACAGGAGGATACTTTACCTACTAACTTTGAAGTACCACGTTAATTATATAATATCATATTATGGAAGAAAAAACCAAGGAGAACATACCTCAAGAAGGTGAGTTTAAAATGAAGAAAAAACCAAAAAAGTTTTCTAATAAAAAGGTAGAAAACAATAAAATTGATTTAAGCAAAAATAAAGAAAATGCCACTACAGAGTCAAGCACAGTGCACGTGGATGAGAATAAACAAACCGAAGATGTACCAAAGGTGGAAAAAAGCGTATCCAAACCGCCCGTGCAAGAGTCTACCAAAGAGGAAAACAAAAAAGAGAGTGGGTCGCCGATCCAGGAAATAACAGAAGAAGAGGTTAAATCTGAAACTAAAGAAGTTGAAAAAGAACTTAAAGAAGCTGTTAGAGACGAAAAAGTATTAGGTAAACAATTACCCGAAAATATAGAAAAACTAGTTTCATTTATGGAAGAAACAGGTGGAACAGTTGAAGATTATGTTAGATTAAATGCTGATTATACAAAAGTAGATGATGTAACATTATTGAAAGAATTTTATAAAACTTCAAAACCACATTTAAATGCTGAAGAAATTGAGTTTTTACTTAATGACGAATTTGCTTACGATGAGGAAGAAGACGATGAAAAAACTATACGTAAGCGAAAGCTTGCTATAAAAGAAGAAGTAGCCAAAGCTAAAAATTTTCTTGAAGAAACAAAATCTAAATATTACGATGAGATCAAGTTGAGACCAGGCGTAACTCAAGAACAACAAAAAGCTATGGACTTTTTCAATAGATATAATAACGAACAAGAGAAAGTTAAAGAGACTCGCAAAGAGTTTATTGACAACACTAACAAGTTCTTTAAAGAAGATTTCAAAGGTTTTGATTTTAATCTTGGAGAGAAAAAGGTTAGATATAATGTTAATAATACAGAAGAGTTATTAGATAGTCAATCTGACATTACTAAATTCTTGGGGATGTTCCTCGATGAAGAAGGTAGAGTTAAAGACTTAAACAAATATCACAAATCTTTGTTCGCTGCTAAAAACATAGATACTATAGCTAGTCACTTTTATGAACAAGGAAAAGCTGATGCTATTAAAAACGTAGCCGCTAGTTCTAAAAATATAAGTAATTCACCACGAATATCACAGCCAGATGATTCTATTTATTTAAATGGTCTAAAGGTTAAAGCTGTTAGTGGAGCAAATAGTTCTAAATTAAAAATTAAAAAACGATAAAAATTAAAACCAAAAATTATGGCTTTAGGAAATTTCACAGTGCAAAACGCTGGGTTAACACCAACTCAAGACCAGTCAATATTGTCAAGTAACTACTTACAGTGGACTGATCCAAACGCTGCTGACTTTAGCAGTTTCGCACAACAATACTTACCTGAATTATATGAGCAGGAAGTAGAAAGATTCGGTAACAGAACGTTATCTGGATTCTTAAGAATGGTTGGCGCTGAAATGCCAATGACATCTGATCAAGTAATTTGGTCTGAACAAAATAGATTACATATTGGTTATGACAATGTATCAAAAGGAGCTCCTGCTGCTAATGGTGAAACTGTATTTTCAGTTATTGTACCTGGTGGTAACGAAGTTGCTGTTAGAGTTAACCAAAACATTGTAGTATTTGATCCAGCTACTGGATTAACATTAAAAGGTTTAATTACTGTTGCTCCAAACCCTGGAAACCCAACAAACTTAGACTTTACTGCTGTTTGTTATACTGCTGCTGATTTTGCTGCTTTATCAAACGCTGATCTAAAAGTATTTGTTTACGGATCTGATTTTGCAAAAGGAACACTAGGTATGGAAGGATCAGTAACTCCATCTTTTACTCAGTTCTCTAACAAACCAACTATTATCAAAGATAAGTATTTAGTTAATGGTTCTGACACTGCTCAAATCGGTTGGGTTGAAGTTGCTACAGAAGACGGAACATCTGGATTCTTATGGTATATGAAAGCTGAATCAGAAACTAGACTAAGATATGAAGATTATCTTGAAATGGCGATGGTTGAAGGTGAATTAGCTGCTGCTGGTTCTGGTGTTGCTAGTTATGCTGGTGGTACTAACGGAACAGGTACTCAAGGTATGTTTGCTGCTCTAGAAGAAAGAGGTAATGTATATGCTGGTTTTTCTGGTGCTGCTAATCCTGGCGCTGGTGCTTTAGGTGATTTCGATCAAATCCTTGCACAATTAGATTTACAAGGTGCTATTGAAGAAAACATGTTATTCTTAGACAGAGCTACTGCTTTAGACTTTGATGATATGATCGCTGCTCAAGCTGGTGGTGGATATAATAACACAAGCGCTGCTTCTTACGGTTTATTCGACAACGAAGCTGAAATGGCGTTAAACTTTGGTTTTTCTGGCTTTAGAAGAGGTTCTTATGACTTCTACAAAACTGACTGGAAATACTTAAACGATGCTTCTACAAGAGGTATGGTTAACGATATCAAAGGTGTGTTAATTCCTGCTGGAACTTCAACAGTATATGATCAAATGTTAGGATCAAACATCAGACGTCCGTTCTTACACGTAAGATACAGAGCTTCTGAAACAGACGATAGAAGAATGAAATCATGGATTACTGGTTCAGTAGGTGGAGCTTATACTTCATCTCTTGATGCTATGGAAGTTCATTATCTTTCTGAAAGATGTCTATGTGTACAAGCTGCTAATAACTTTGTATTATTTGTAGCGTAATTTATTAATCTTTTAAAACATAAATTATGTCAAGTATAAAAGTAAAAATAGCACAAACAGACGCTTCGTTATTTATATCAACAGGAGACAACAGCTTGCCTTCAAATTTTGATTTTCAACCTCAATATACAGCATTTGAATGGGGAAGTCCTTATCAAATTGAAAACTATAAAGTTATTGCAAGTCAAGATATAGTAAACTGGAATGCTGGAATTGAAGCTGCTTATAGATACATTTGTCTATATCCTAATGAAACAGGATATCCTAATTTAGGAGCAGAATTATCTCTAAATGGTGATTTTTCGCCTTATCTATCCATGGACGGTAAAAAATCTATGGCTAGAGTTATTGAGAAACTAGGTTTATCAGACACTGCAATAGCAGATTTTAGTTTGATATATTCTTGGGCGCCTAATGGAGCTTCATTAAACACTGACAGTTTTAAAGCTTTTGTTACTGAACTTCAAGATGTAACGGCCCAGGTAAGTGATGAGTCACAAGCAATAGAATCTGAATGTCTAGCTATAACAACAGGTGGTGGAGATTTTGAATGGCCAGCTGTTATAGATAGCAATGGCAATGTTGTGTTGGAACCTAAAGTGTGTTCAACTCAAGAGTGTTGTCAAGAGTATAAAGAAGTTTGGCAATTGGCTAAATTACAAACTGAGGCAAAGTCAGTATTTGCAACTATTGGAGTATCAGCTGATACTATCACTAAAAAGCATATATATAAGTTTGCAGGATTCTCAACACCTTAATAACAATTAACAATACAGCCTTTGATCAAATCAGAGGCTGTATTTAAAATAAATAAAAATGAAAAAAACAATAAGTTATAAAGTAGCTCAACCGCCTTTTGGAATTAATGGCGATTTGTCTCTTAGAAATACAGTTGCTCCTGACGTTGTTAACAATAAAGTTTATATTCCTTATGGTGAACCTTTTATAGAAGCTAAATGTATATTTTTAGGAAGAGAAGGTGCGGTTATCTCACTAGCTACTCCAAAAGAAGATGGTACAGGTATTAGTTATAGAATATGTGTTGCTTCTGCTTTATTAAGCCAGTCATTTCAGCTTAACAATCAGTTTTCAAAAGTGATGAGTGGGGCAGGTTATCCGGCTTTAGGTAAATACGTTGATCAATTAAATGAACAATACGACCCATTAAACGGTGTTGAAATTAGCCATAGTATTTATACAAAAGCTGCAGCTGAAATAGATAATAGTCTTTCTAAAGCAATGGCTTCAGACGAAACTGATGTTATCGATTTTAGCTATCAAATTGAATATTATCCAGCTGTTCTTGATAAATATGTTACTCTAGCAGGAAATTGGTTTAAAACAAAAAACAGAGAGTTTTACAACCCTTTTATTAATGGTGAAACTGGAGGAATGACTAATCTTTATATTGCAGAAAGATTAGGAACTGTAGCTAGAAGTGGAGAGCAAGAAAAAGCAATGCAAACTCCTGATGGAAGTTTTATATCTTTTTGGCCAGTAGGATTTTCAAGTAGTTATTATCCTTACACTCCTAGCGGACATTTAGAAGCGTTAAATGAAGGAGTGAGCATTTTAATCGGTGCTAGGGACGCACAAGAAGAAGCCTGGGATGAAGAATACAATATACCAGGATAAAATAAAAAAAACAAATTATATTATATTATATTATGTCAACAAAAGAAAAAACATGGGAAGTTAAAGATAGAAATTACTATCTTTTAAATGATAAATCACCATTAACATATACACTACGTTCTAAACATACTGGGCGTTTTCCATTAATGCATTTTGATGCGGAAAAAGGATATCAAAGAGAACTTAGATATGCTAGTAACCAAAGATCTGTATTTACAGATGAGCAGCAAGGTATGTCAACATTAGAGCATGTTGTGTTTAAAGATGGTGTTTTATTTGTCCCTAAAGAAAAGCAAAATTTACAGAAATTACTTTCTTTATACCATCCAGAACTAAACAAAAAGTATGCAGAGCTTGATAAAGTTCAAAATGCTGAAAGCGAAATAGATTGGATTGAAGCTGAATTTGAAGCTATATCTTTAGCAAGAGAAATAGACATAGAGCATTGTGAAGCTATATTAAGAGTTGAGCAAGGTTCTAAAGTGTCTAAGATGAGCTCTAAGGAGATAAAAAGAGATTTACTTATATTTGCTAAAAGAAACCCTATATTATTCTTAGAGTTAGCTAATGATGACAATGTAGAGCTTAGAAACTTTGCTATTAAAGCTACTGAAGCAATGATAATAAAGTTATCCGCAGATCAAAGAACGTTCGCTTGGGCTAGTAATGGTAAAAAGTTAATGACTGTGCCTTTTGAAGAAAACCCATATTCTGCTTTTGCAGTTTGGTTAAAAACTGATGAAGGTATAGAAGTTTATAAATCTATAGAGAAAAAGTTAAAATAATTTCTTAACCTGTAATAATAGTAAAAGGGCGGCAAAGCGCCGCCTTTTTTTTATAAAAAGACTAAAATGGCTATAAATGTAAACACAGTATATAAAACTGTACTAAGTATAATAAACAAAGAACAAAGAGGTTATATAACACCGTATGAGTTTAATCAAATAGCTACACAAGTACAGTTAGAAATATTTGAAACTTATTTTGAAAATCTAAATCAACAATTAAGAGTTGGTGGAAATAGTAGTGAATACGCTAATAGAGTTAAGCTTTTAGAAGAAAAAATAGCTTACTTTGAAGAAGAACAAATTTTAGCTTTTAACAATGTTGGTGAAGCAACTTTACCAAGTGAGGTTTATAGATTAGGTTCTATAATGTATAAAAAATACGATTATAAAGATATTGAAGTAGAGAAAACTACTAAAAGAGAATTTAACCATATAGTTAGATCTCCTTTAACAAATCCTATCCCAACCACACCTACAAGTGGCGTGCAAGGGCCTATATACACACAGATAGGTGATAAGATAAAAACACTACCGATAAGTGATACTAATTCTACATATACTTTAGAATATATTAGAAAACCTAAAAACGTTGTTTGGGCATATACTATAAATCCAGGTTTAGGTAATTATATATTTAATAACTCTAGTAATCCTGTAGATCCAAATGTTATACCTTCAACTGGTTTTCAAGATTTTGAAATAGATGAAACAGATCAAACTGAAGTTATTTTAAGAATATTAGCATACTCAGGTATAGTAATAGGAAATTCACAGATCACTCAAACTGCCGCGCAAGCTGTAGCTCAACAAGATCAATTAGAAGCAAGTTAAAATGGGACTTATAAAAGAATCAAACGCAGAATACTATTCAGGACAAAAAGTTTTAGGTCCACTTCCTAACAACACATCTACATTAACGTTTGGAAATTAAGAAACAGGTCAAGGTTTCAACACCACGTTAATTAGTGCTTATAATCAAGCTGGTGATCAAATATTGTCTAATTCAAACTTCAACTTATTCCACGCAACTACATTACAGCAAATTCCAGAATCTGAAATATACATAATAAATCCTTCTACAAATGAAGTTGGTTTACAAAACCAAGTTTTAGCTGGTGACTTTATATTATGTCAATTAAAAGAATATGCTATAAATGAAAACTATGGTAGTTATAGTTATATATCACTTAACGATATTGTAGATAATTTTATAATTGGTTACACTGGTGTTGACCAAATACTCAATGATGTTAAAAGAACTAATATTCTTTTTCACGCTAAAAGAAGTTTGCAAGAACTTTCATATGACACACTACCTTGTTTAAAATCTCAAGAATTAACAATACCTCCAAGTTTATCTGTGCCAATACCA